GTGAGCTATACGGCTCAAATCCGCATCAAACGCGACGGAGTGCAAGTCTACCAAGAGAGCCAGACCTTCGCCCGGAAACAGGCCGCCCAGGCGTGGACGCGCAAGCGCGAATCGGAGCTGGACCAGCCTGGTGCGATCGAGCGGGCCAGCCGGAAGGGCGTCACCGTCAAAGACATGATCGACCAGTACCTGTTGGAAGTGGGAAAGGCCCGGCCGCTGGGCAAAACCAAGAAGGCCACGCTCGAAGCCATCGGCAAGATGGACATCGGCCAACTAAACGATATCGACGTCACCACTCAATGCCTGGTCGACTTTGCCCTGTTTCGGATGAGCCGCGAGGGCGGCGGCGTCCAGCCGCAAACCGCCGGCAACGACCTGGCTCACCTCGGTGCTGTCCTGGCGATCGCCAAGGATGCCTGGGGCTACCAGGTCGATCCGCTCGCCATGGGCGGCGCCCGCCGGGTGCTGCGCAAGCTGGGCTACAATCTCAAAAGCCGGGAGCGTGACCGCCGGCCGACATTGGACGAGTTGGGCAGGGTGCTGACGCACTACCAGGCCATGCAGGCGCGTCGCCCAACCGTCATCAATATGCTCAAGGTCGTGGGCTTTGCCTTGTTCTCCACACGCCGGCTGGATGAAATAACCCGCATCCGCTGGGCCGACGTAGACGAGCCTGGCCAGCGAGTGCTGGTGCGCGATATGAAAAACCCGGGGCAGAAGATCGGCAACGACGTGTGGTGCTACCTTCCAGACGAGGCGTGGCAGATCCTCCAGGCCATGCCGAAGGCGGGCGAGGACATCTTCCCCTACAGCCCTGAATCCATCTCCACCTCCTGGGCCAAAGCCTGCAAATTCCTGGAAATTGCGGACCTGCACTTCCACGACCTTCGGCATGAAGGCGTCAGCCGCCTGTTTGAAATGGACTGGGACATCCCACGCGTGGCGAGCGTGTCTGGCCATCGGGACTGGAATTCGATGCGGCGCTACACCCACCTGCGTGGCAAGGGTGACCGCTATGTGGGCTGGGAATGGCACGAAAAGATACTGAGGGCGCCCGTCCAACTGGGCGCCGCATCAGAGAAGTGGCTTAAACGGCGCGTTTTATCCCGTTGAGCTGGTTGTGTTCCTTCACAGCGGCGGCGCGCTGCAAGTCGAGGTAGGCAGCGAGGTCGGTGAGGTGTATGCCTTTGGCCGACTTCTGGCTCGGTTCCAGCCGAGTGATCGGCAACTTGATCTGACCACTCATCACCTTGCGCTGGAACATGTCTGGCGTCAGGTGTGTGAAGTAGTCCCGGCAAACCAGCTCCAGCGAGATAATAGCCTGGCCCTCGTATTGGGCCATCAGGATAAACGCTGTGTTCATGATGTTCCCCTTACATCCGAAACGATTGATGAGTGAACCTCGGCTGGACCGTGAGTTCTGCAGGTTGTGCTCCGTCATCCTGGATCTCGCAAACAAACCGGTGTCGTTCCCGATTAGTCTTACTCAGGGCGGCGGTGAGGCCCGGTACAACATTGGTGCATCGCTCGTAGGCGTGAGGCCCGCTCCAGCTTTCAGCCCTCACCACCTGGCAATCCGTTCGTGTCGCATCCGCGCACAGGTAAAGCAGAAGAAATACGGTCATACGCTAACCTCCGGCCGAGCCACGCTCAACGCAATCGCAACCGGTTGCACCCAAATCGACACGTTGCTGAGCATGAACGTCTCCCCAGCCTCGGAAAGCAGCAGCGTCATACCGAACACATCCGCCATGGCCTTTGCCGCCGCGCGGGGTACTGCGTTGCCGATCCGTTCCCGGTGATTGCCGTCGTTGATGCCGTCCAGCAGGAAAAACCGTGACTGCTCAATCTTGCGCACCCGCTGCATCACCTGGATTTCATGGGCTGTCTGTGGATCAGTTGACCAGTGGTCCTCTGGATCAAACAGCGATTGCAGCGCGGCCAGCTCCAGGGTGGTGAACGGGCGGTGCCAGGTACCGTCGAGGCTGGTGATCATGCAGGTCAGCCGGTCGTTGGGCGCCGGCATTCGCTGGTCTGCAACCGACCAGCGCCCGTTGTCGTGGCAGGCACTGGCGGAAACGGCGCCGGCCGGCGTGTTGTAGTCGACTACTCCGTAATGTCCGCCAGTCAGGTAAGCGTCGCCCTTGGTGCGTGACATGCCCGGACGCGGATCTGCGATCGATAATGCGCCGCTGGCAACCTGCTGCGAGCCGGTCACGGTCTTGGCGCTATCGCACCACGGCGTGATTCGCAGCTTTTGCGTGCTGGCCGCCGGGTGCCAGTTCTTGTAGGCCGGGTCGGCCACGGCAAAGGCGCCCTGGCCGGTGGTACTGCCGGCGATGACCGTGCCGGCATGCTTGCTGTAGTCGGTGACCATGTACTTGCCGAACCCCTTGGATGGCTGCCGAGGATCGGCCACAGCTTGCCCGCCGGAGCTGGGGCCATGCCCTGCGGTGACAGTGCCCGCGGCTTGGTCGTTGTGTACCACGCGGAACACGTTGTTGTGGCGCTCGCCGCCCATGCGCGGATCCGCGACGCTGAACGTTCCTTGTCCTGGGCTCCGTTGCCCGGTGACGACGCCGCAGTGGCGGTCGTAGGGCAGCACCCCGTATTGGGTGTATTCAAATTTGCTGGTGGGGCGAGGGTCGGCCACCGAGAACTTCCCATTGGTTGGGCTAGACCGGCCGGCGACTGTGCCTGCGGTGTCCTGCCAGTCATGCACTCCCATGTAACCGGCGCGGTATTCCGGCACGATCACGAAGTCGCGCAGGTACCCGTCCTTGATCGCAAACCGGCTCAGGCTGCGCCAATCTTTCCCGGCCTCGACCAGTGCCAAGCGTACCCACGTTTTCCACTGCAACGCGGGTACCCGATGCATCGGCCCAGCCTGATCGATATCGCCGGCCAACGGCATGCGGCTCAACACATCACCGACTGCGCGCAAGCTGCGTTTTTCCGGTTCGTACAGGAACGCCGGCACCTTCTCGACGTGCCTGGCCACCAATAGGAAGCGCTTACGGCTCTGGGCCAGACCGCCGATTTCCCCGCAGTCGTGGGTGGTTTCAGCCACCGCGTAACCGTAATGCCTGAGCAGCTTGGTGATTTGGTCCAATAGATACCGGCCCCGGGTGGCCAGACGCGGCACGTTTTCGAACACGATCAGTGACACCGGGTTGTGCTTCCAGGCTTCGCACATCAGCCACACACAGCGCAACGTCAGCTCGTTGAGCGCCCGGTATTTGGGCGTCTGGCTCATAGTTTCGGACAGCAGGCCCGAGGCTCCCTTGCAGGGACTGCTGATGAATACGGCGTCTGGGTCTTCGTTGCCGGCGGCGCGTCGCAGGTCTTCGGCGGTGGCCTCTTTCCAGCCTGCGGGCGGCTGCTGGCCGTGGAATGCGGTGAACTGCTCTCGGGTGAACAGGTCCATCAGCGTGCCAGGCACTCCGGTCATCATTTGGAAATCGCGCAGGCCGGCAGGGTCGACATCGACGCCGCCCAGGCAGCGCCATTCGGCTTGCACAGGTCCGAGGACTGGTTTGGAATCGCTGAAACCAGCGGCGCCGCTGCCGAGGCCGCAGCAGAGGTGGAAGTGGGTGAGGGTGCGCTTGATCATGAGCGTCCCTCCATGAGCATGCGTGTCAGAGCATTGGGCTGTCCTTCCGGCGTCAGTTTGTCGAGTGGCTGAGTGATGCTGCGGCCGTTCGCGGCGCGCAAGGTGGCGATGTTGCCATCGATCCCTACCAGTACGCCTTTACGAGCGGTGAGACGGTATTCCCGGCCACCGCCGCTCATTTCGACATAGCTGACCGTATCGCCGATTGCCAGCGGGGTTGTGATAGCCTCTGCGGTGCCGCCTTGGGGTTGATTCACTTGCATGGTGCTTCTCCTTTGGGTGGTCGGTGTCGAGGGGTTGCAGCCCCTCGACACCATCTTCTTACTGGCATTCGCCGGTTGGGTTTTGCTTCCGCACCAGGTGCAGTAGCAGGTTTTCAAACTCGACAACTTCATCTGTTGCTGACTGCCATTCCAGGACTGCCTGGATTTGTTCTCGGCTGCACTCCAGCACGAGAAGCTCCTGTTCCGTGGCACTACGGACTTCCAGAATCTCGACCAGGCCAGCGGCGCTGTATGCCTCGGCATGTACCAATTGGGTTGCTTCGCCGATCCACTCATGCAGTTCCTTCAAATGCTTAAGCTGTTTCGTGGCACCGTTCGGTCCCTCGCCGGTGATGACTTGTATATGCATGGTGCTTCTCCTTTGGGTGATTGGTGTCGAGGGGTTGCAGCCCCTACGCGCCCTGGAATACCCAGCAGCGAATGGTTTTAGGTTTGTCGAAGGCGTCGAGCGACCGCGCCGAGTTGACGGGCTTGTTCGACTCCAGAAACTTGGGTGACTTGCTGGTCTTGAGCAGCCGCTTCAGATCGCTCAGCGGGGGTACCTGCTGCCGCTTGTTGGCAGCCATCTCCACAAACTCATTGAGGTTCACGGCGATAAGGCCATCGCGTCGCGCATGGTTGAGCGCGCTTTTCTCGTCCATGCCATTGAGGAATTCGTACAGGTCCCAAAACTCGCGCACGGTCGGGTGGTCTGCGTTGATTGCCTGCTGCCGCTCCAAGGCCATACGGCTAATTTCGGCGTGTGCCAGAGCCTTGCGGCGCTCCCCGAGGGGCACCACTCCGGCCAGTGCATCCACCAGGCTGCGCAGTTGGGCGTGGTTTTTGGCGATACGCACGGTGCGCACGCCAGGCTGGGCCAGCAGCTCCTGCTCGTAGCCGGAGGTGTTTTCCTCCATCAGGCGCATGGTTTCGGTTTCGCGTTGCAGCGCCTTGACCAGGAAGCCGCTGATGCTGTCCATCGGCATGCGCTCCAGTTGTTCCGCATACTGCTTGGTTTCCGGGGTGTGGTGCTCGCGTGTTAGATGCACATGGCAGATACGCTGCAGGATCGGTTCCGAAGCGTTCACCGGGTTGTTCTGAGCGATCAGCAAGGCGGCGCGGAAGGGCGGTTCGTGAGTGTCGTTGCCGTTGTTTTTCACGCCCGTGGAGCGAACGCTGCGGCCGTTGTAGGCGGTTTTCAGTTCGTCCCAGTCGAAGTGCTTAACCGGCTGGCCTTCCTTCTGTTCGCGTTCGGACTCGATCAGCACTACTGGCAAGTTGCTGACCTGCGAGAAGTTGCGCGCACGGCTCGCGGCAGTAGCTTTGGACGGGTCGAAGCCTTCGTAATCAGTACGCCCGACCGACTTCCACAGCAGTTCCACCAAGGTGGTCTTGCCTGAGCCGGCTTCACCCACCAGCTCCAAAAACATCAGTGACTTGTGGATCTGCCGGATTTGCTCCGCGTGCAACGCGCCCAGCCACCAGGCCAGCACCACCAGGCCCTGTACGCCAAAGCAGCGCCAGTAGATGTCGAACCAACCTTCGTTGTAGGCATTGAGGTCGGTATTGATGTGCAATACAGGCGACTGGCTCTGCGACTTAATGCTCAGCTTGCCGAGGTCAAAGAAGTCCTCCTTGTTGCGCACCTGTACCTTGCCGCCGTGAAAAGCCAGGTCGTTGAAGACGTAGGCTCCATGGTCGCGGCTGTAGCCGATCCATTCGATGGTGTTGACTGTTTTCAGGCAGTCGAGCTGCGGCGCCAGGATCCGTTTCAACTGCTGGGCGCTACCCTCGAACATCGCGCCGTTGGATACGTTGAGCAGGCGATTCGCGAACTCAGGCGCCGAAGTGAGCTGCTTAGCGGTGAACGTGCTTTTGATGGCCGGCCCTTGCGGGCGCTCGATACGAAAGTAGTACCAGGCCTCATCGGTCAGGTCGTTGCGCATGTAGTACAGCGCCTGGAAATTGCAGTTGGCGATGCTGGTCACTGAGCCGGATTGGCGCAGGGACTTGTAGCGCTTTTGGTCGTCGTTGAGCAGTTGGTCCTCATGGCGGTCTGAACTCTCCAGATCGGCCATGGCACGGTCGTACCGCTCAAGGTCCAGCCGAAACCAGTAAAGGCGCTTGCGGAAGGTGAAGTTGAATTCCTTGCGCTCGTCGCGCAGGTAAATGAGGAACCCCTTTTCTTCAGCCGAGTCAGCCAGCAGCAAATCGCCGTGGTGACGGGCTTCGTCCAGATCCTGCTCGATCCGCTCGGCACGCTTGTCGTCGCCCTCGATCGGCTTCCACCGTAGGTGCAGGTCGTTCCAATCAACCTTTTTTCCATTGGGCTGTGGGATCACCGCAGCCTTGCAGGTGAAGCCCAGCTCGCGCGCTTCCTTCGCCCAACGGCGCATGTTGGCCTTGGCGACGGGCTCGTTATCCAATGCCCACACAAGTACCGGCAAGCGCCTGTCGGCATCGTGGCGCAGCTTGGCCAGGGCCTTGAGTGAGTCGATGGGGCAGGGCGCGCTGGACATCATCGACACGGCTGGCACGTCGTTGTGCACCAGTGCAATGGAGTCGAAAATTCCCTCGACTATGAACAGCTCGTCGACTTCCAGCAGGTCGACGCACGGCGGGCACCACCAGACGCCTTTGTAACCGGGCGATCCTTCACCAGTAGGGCGAAAGCGCGCTTTCATCTTGCCGAAGCGGTCTGGCCGATCGATCAGCCGTTCCCAATACCCACCTTTTTCCAGGGCGAAACGTACCGTGGCGCTGCCGATGTTCTGCCGGCCATCCCAGTAGTTGTCCTGGGTGAACCAACCGGCAATCAGCTCAAATTTGAAGCCCCGCGCAAATTCAAGGTAGGCGCGTGCCGTGGCCAGGGGGTTGTCTGGCGTCGACGGGGCGGTCTTGCTCCAGTCGTTGAACAAATCATCGTAGACGTCCTTAACGTGGACGCGGTGGTCGCACTTTTCCGGCCGTCCGCAGATCAGTGTCCAGGGCGAGTCGTAGAAGGTGTAGAGGGTCTTCTGGCCGCAGGCAGGGCAAACGCCCTTACGCATATAGTCGGTGCCGCGCATGTGCTTGAGCTGGTAGTCCCGCTCAATGCGTTGGATGACGTCGGCGCGCAGCCTTTCTTTCATTTCCATCGTGGCTTACTTCGCTTCGTCGAGACTGTGTTTAAGAGCACCCATCAGGCTTTTTCTTGCTGCCAACCCGGGGAAGGCCAACAGCAACGAGCCGTGCCGCAAACCCTCGGGGATCATGCGAAACCGATCGTCATACCAGTGCTCGTTGAGCAGTGCCGAGTACTGCACGCGCAGGTCCTGTAGCAGGGCCTCTGCCTGGTCGCGGGGCAGTTTTGCGGTGATGGCGATGTCGATTTCCATGGTCCACCTCGGATTGCGGGCAAAGCTCACCCAAACCCATTGGAAACGGGGGCGGGCGGGGTTAGTCGGGGGTTACGGTGTTACGAGGCGCAGTCGGCGGTTTTCCGGTGCGTTGATGATGCGTTGGTAGATCAGGCTGACCGGCACGGCCCAGGTCAGGCCGCTGGCCGGGTCGGTTATGACCGCTACGGCGCCGGAGCTGGCGTTGACGTCGAGTTGGTGGCGATCGTTGCTCGATTTGAGTTCACCGTATGCACGGCTGACCAGTTTTTCAGCCATGTGCAGCGGTACCTCCAGGCTGCTGACGAGGTGCTGTACCGCGCGGCAAAACAGCAACTGGTCGTTGCCCAGGTGTTCGCCTTGATGGCGTAGCAGGAATGCGAGAGCGGCGGCCTGCATGGTCGCCTGGTATTCCTGATAATCGGTGTCGATAGCAGTATTCATCACGCACGCTCCATTTCCATTTGGTCCAGCAGGTCGGGTTGATCGTCAGCGGTTCGCATTGCCTGGCGTCGAATGACCACGTCTGCCACCGGCAGGCGTACAGCCGGATTGGGCATGCCGCTGGGGCTCATTTCATGTGTCATTTGAAACTCTGCACGCGCCACGAAGCCGCAGGCCTCGTTGGTGCATTGCATGTAAGCAATGCGCAGAAAAATGTGCTGGCCTTCGCTCGTGCGAATCCGCATTCGGCCGTGGCAGTGGGGACATACCAGTTTGTAAGTACTCACTGGACAGCTCCCTCGCTGTAAAGCTGGATGGTCGCGAACACCTCGGCATACCGGGCGGACATGTAGGTGATCAGGGCGGCGATGATTGCGTCCGCTTCGCGCTTTTCGATAATCCCGTCATCCAGGGCGGCAGACATGATTTGGTCGACCTTGCCCCGCTTGGCCGAGGCCTTGAGCGAGCGGCTGTACAGCTCGACGTTGTCCAGGGTTTCCGGGAGGCTCAGCGGCACGAACATGCCGCCATACATTGAGGCGATGTAGTCGGGCAGGAAGGTGGTACCGGCGACCTTTTCCAAGCGATGAATGTGCTCGTCGGTCAGCGGGCGACTGCCTGCATTTTCGTAGGCCTGGTTGTCGAACTTCTTAAGTGGCATACCGAGGTCTGCCGAGGCGTACGACCGACCGCCAGGATAGGCACCGATTACGGCCATGACGACGCTCTTTCTGCTGTCTAGAACTGGGCGTTTCATCTTCTGGTTTCCCCTTGGAGCCAGAGGCCCTAGTTTGTGATCTGGCCGTCTTTGATCCCGAGCAATACAGCTGCTCGATGTGCTTCGCCGCGACGGCCTTTCTTACGGCCGTTCAGCAGGTCGCTGACCAGATTTTTGTTCAAGCCATGTTGGCGGCTAAATTCGGCAATGCTTTTACCCTCGCGATCAAGAACCGCGCGGGCTTGCTCGGGGGTCTGTAGGGCATGCATAGTGTTCGTCCGTGTTTAATCGTGTTCGACGACAAGGATTCTTGGTCAGATTTCTGCTCAAGTCAAATTATTTTGATCAAAAAAATGCTCATTTCTTTAGGGGTAGGTGAACGCCTACGGGAAGAACGCGAGCGGCTGGGCAAAAACCAGACCGACTTTGGCGTCTCTGCGGGTGTGAGCCGTGGGACTCAAAAGGCCTATGAGCTTGAGTCCAGTTCGCCCGACGTGCGCTATCTCTCTGGCCTCCAAGCGCTTGGAGTTGACGTGTATTACGTGCTGACCGGTTCGCGGGTCGACGCTGACGCCAACAACATGAGTGATACCGAGTTGTCTGTGTTGGGGCAGATGCGGGAAATGTCCGATGCTGACCGTGCGACCCTCGCGCACCTTGCGTTCGCTATGGCGCAGGTCTCTAAGCCGGATGACAAATGAATCACTTCCAAGGAGGAAACGATGCGTTGTTACCTGATGATCTCTGCCTTGCTGGCTCTGGATGGTTGCGGGGGAGAAAAAACCGAGACAGTCGGTCGAGCCGAGTACGGCGAGAAGTTCCCCTTCACTGTGGAGAAAGTCGATTTGTTCTTCTAGGAAGGACCACCTTCGGCCTTGGTGAGAACAGAAGACGGGAAACTTTACGCGCTGAATGGGAGCGCACGCTCCAAAGCATTAAAGAATGGCTGGCTCGATGGGCAATCGATTACCAAGCCAAACGCAAGCATGCCTGGCATCAAAATGGATTACGGCGAGATCATCGTGCGCGCCATGAAACTCTGCCCTTCCTACGCTGGATAGAGCCACCCGCGTGCATTCCTTTGGTCGAAGGTTGCATTTTTCAGTCTGTCCGTAAGGTCTTTACATGCATGAGCACATGCATATTACGGACGACAGGAGTAATAGCGACATGTTGGATCAACAGGGGAAAAGCGGATCGCAATCGGAGCAAGAAGACGGAGTGCTCAATCTAAAGGAGCAGATACTGTTGGTGTTGTTCCGGCGTCTCTCAGGCGCCAATCAGGACCGGGTTCTTCGCTGTGCGGAGGTGCTTTCGCAAGTTTCGGATGATTGAAAAGAACCCGGCTTCTAGCCGGGTTTTTTGTGCTTGAGTGTTTCTCGTAGCATGGATTGGAGGTTGGAGTCCGCTGTAGAAAAGCCATTTATTTTATGTGCTTTTTTTCTGAAGCATTGCCTCTATGATCCTAATGTACTCGGGAGAAGTTGAGTCATCGGTAAGACTATTGTTTGAAGGTTTAAACAAAGTCGAGTAAAAAAGCATTCTAATCTCTGAGGCATGCTCGGCTTTTGTTTTGTCCATCGCGATAAAGGTTTTTATCATTGTCGAACGCTCCAGAGCCTCAATTTCAAGCGCAAGGTTTGTCATCATTAGTTTTACTAGTACTCTAACAAGCCAAATGGATGCAGTAGTCGCAATGATCAGTAGAGCTATGCTGAATTTCTCGGCAGGTAGTGTAATAGGTATTCCGCCAATTTCGTAAGTTTCGCCATTTTTATATACTGATATAGTTAGAAGTACTAATGTTGCAGTAAATAATACTGCTGCGGCAGTAATAAACCAGAAATATGTATTCGCCTTTTTCTTGTGTTTGGCTTCTCGTTCAACCCAATATTGGACGGGTTCGGCAGAGTAAATAGCGCTATTTGTAGCGGAGACGGTATTAAAAATTTCTTCTTTCGAGGCTTCTAGTGTTTCTTCCAATTGATGTAACGTGGATTTTTGTGAGCTTTGGATAGAATTATTGAGATTTGAGATTTTATTTTCGAGGTCGGTAGTGAAGTTATTTTTTTCTTGATCCATTTTTTCAAAAAAAGATCGCTCAACTTCTTTTAGATGTGTTTCGTAGCTTTTAGTGTAAGTGTTGCTTATGTTGTTTAGAGATAGTTGGAATGTGCATATTGCTAAAGTGAATTGCCCTTTTTTTGTTAGTTCTAAAAGTCTATAGCTTAGGGGGGCGTCATCATGAAAAGGAATCGGGGTGATCGCTTGAAAACTCTCTAATTCGTCGAGCCCGCCAAACAGCATTGGTGCTTCGTTAAGGATATTAAGATATTGTTCAACTAAACCTTTGCTCTCCGCATCTTCGGGGATATCGTCTAACGTGACGTTGATTTCGGTCCAAAATTCATTTTCATCTTCAAGCCATCCGGATAAAACTTTGTCAGACATTTTTCTGAGCTTCTGAAAGCGCTCGTCGTTGTTGAAGTTTTTAGGCTCTGTTTGCATTTCCGCTATGCTCTGATTTGCTAGTTTGATATTGAAATGCTATCAAATTTGTCTCGTGATGACAGTTGTATTTACGAATACTTTGATGCTTTCATTCGTGCAAACTCCCGATCCACCGCCCGCTTGGCTGTCTTCTCACTGGCATACAACCACCGCAACCGCCTCGGCTTAGACTGATCCCCTGCCGTAGTCGTCTTCTCCTTTCCAGTTTTCTGATCGCGGTAATACGCGATGATCCCCGTGTAATCACCCTTGTTGTCTTCCGCCAGCTCTTCAACGTTATCCTCGGGCAGCTTGCTCTCCAGCTCCAAGCTGACGGTATAGCCACCATCAGCACTCAGGCTGTGCTGCACATTCCCGCCGTACCAAATGATCTCGTCGATTTCCGCCTTCACGCCCTGAAGTGTGTACGTCAGCTCGGGGATCAGATCTGGTCGGCCCATGGCCAAGTTGTAGCTGAGAGTGGCGCTGCCACGTTGCAGTCGCCGGAACTCCGCCCGGGCTGCGCGCAGGGCCGACTGCTGGTCGCTGTAGGTGTGGCGCAGGTCCTTGAGGTTATCGCCGCCGCCGGCAATGGCCTCCTGTTTCTTGGCGCTATTGACGTCGTAGTAATAGGCGCGCACGCCGTCGTAGCTGTCGCGGTCGGCTTGCAGATAGCGGTGCTGGTCGCCGTCGGCGCGGGTGAGGGTGATGTGTGGCAGGTCCAGGCCGCTGGCGGTCTTGCCGCCGCCCGCCGGCAGGCACAGCAGGCAACCCGCTTTCACGCTGGCCACCGCGTCGAATTCCTCACCCAGGCGGCTGATCAGGTTGGCGTCGGACTCGTTGGCTTGGTCGAGCTGCAGTATGGGCAACCCGTCGAGGGCGCCTGCGATGGTCGCGGTCAGACCGTTGCCGATGGCTATATCGCCCAGGACGTCGCCGAGGGTGGTGTTGCTCCAGCTACGCTCCCGCTTGGTTTTCAAGCCCTTGCGCAGGTCTGCCGATCGAGCACGAATGCTGAGTACATCCGGTGCGCCGCTGTGTTCGGTTTCGTCGACGGTGTAGGTGCCCTTATCCACCAGGCCGGTATCGCTCCAGCCCAACCACAAACGCAGCACCGCACCCTTGGGTGGGATCGAAAGCAGACCATCATGGTCGCTAAGGGTGATGCTGAGTTGGTCGGCCTCAACGCCGCGATTGTCGGTCAGCTCCAAGCTCATCAGCCGTGGGCTTATCAGTTGGGCAATGTCCAGGCCGTCGACGGTGAGCCGAAAGGCCGGCACGGGATAGGCCGCGTCACGGACGTACTGCTCGGCGGTACTGCGCACGTAGCCGGTGACCTTGGAAATGATGGAGTCGATCACAGCAGGCCTCGCAAGATGTTGACGCCAATGCTGGTACCGGCGCCGAGTAGGTCGATGCGGTCGTCGTCGATGCGCTTGAGGCTCAGGGTGAATTCAATGCGCCGTGGGGTGCCGTTGCTGAAAAAAATGGTCTTGTTCTCGCTCAGGCTCTCTATCACCCACAGGCCGTATATCCGGCCGGTGCCTTCGACCATGGGCCAGGCCTTGCCGGTATTCGCCATCAGGCGTATCGCGTCGAGGCTTAGGGCGCTACCGGCCAGCTCGGGGAAGATGATGCCGGGGAGGGTGATGGCATCTTCGCCACGGCCTACGAACTGCCGCGCAGGCGGCGCGCCGACGCGGTTGTTGGTGGCATGCCGCCAATCGGTTTGGCGTTGCAGTTCCTGGTAGGCGGCAGTTGAGAGGCTGAAAACGAACATGCCGAGGGCCATCATCATGGTGGTTATTCCAGATCAGAAAGTTTGCTGCGCTGACGCGCTTTCTTTTCGTTTTCGATGCGGGCCATCAATACACGCACGCTCTTTTCCAAACTTTGCATGTCCGTGCCAGGCCCCGCCGTGATGGTGAATTCGTAGGTGTCGTGGCTGTCGTAGACGGCTGCTGCGGGCGCGCTGTTGATCGGCGGCGCAGTGTCCACGGAAAACGCCGGTATGGCGGTTGTGCTCAGTGCCTGGGTGCCCGCCGCTGTCATCTGCTTGCTCATGCTGGTCAGGGCGTCCAGTGGGCCTTTCTGTCCACCTTCCAGGCCCTGTGTCAGGCCTGCCATGGTGAACCCCCCCAGCTCTGCGAACACCCGCGACGGGCTGTGGATGCCGAGCTTTTCCTTGAACCAACCAATGCTGGCGTCGCCGATTGAGCTGATGGCCGTTTTGACGCTGCCAAGTCCTGCCATCAACCCGTTGACCAGGCCATTGACGATCATGTTGCCGAATTCGGTGAACCGGTTTGGTAGATCCACGCCCAGGTAACTCAATACTCCAGCGAACGCCTGGTAAATGAGGCCGATGGGGCTGAAGTTAGTGAGGGTATTGATGATGCTGATGATCCCGCCGTCAAACCCCGATTTGATTTCGGTCCAGGCGTTGGCGAAGTAGGTTTTTACCGCGTCCCAGTTCTTGTAGATCAGGTACGCGCCGCCGGCCAGTGCAGCGACAACAGCAGCGATGACCAGGACAATCGGGTTAGCGGAAAGCCCCCACAACGCTATGCCAACCGTACGAAGTGCGGTCACCAGGGGACCAATCAAAATCCCGCCCAGCGTTCGCAGAACCGTGCCGAACACCTTGAAAATACCGATGATGCCGGGCAGGCGAACACCGAACATGGCCAGGCCGAAGCGTAAGAACAGGAACGGCCCCAAGATGCCGGCGAGTGTGAGGGCGAGCCCGCCGAAAACCGCTGACAACACCGCCACACTGGCTACGATCTTCAGCAAGGTCGCCGTCAACGTCGGGTTGGCTTTGACCCAGGCATTGACCTTGTCCAGCACACCGCCGATGGCGTCCATGACGTCTACCATGGTCGACCGTACGGCTTCGCCCGCGCCGCTTTTGGTGTTGAATAACTTGTTCTGCAGCACTTGCCAGCGACCTTCGATCGCATCAGCACGGATATCCATTTCCCGCTGCATCGAGCCATTGGCTGCGGCGTCATTCACCAGGTCGAGCTGACGTTTCAGTTCGTCCAGGTTGTTGACCAGCTTGCCAGCGTCCTTGCCGAATTCTTTGCCGAATATCCGCGTTGACGCTTCTGTCTGTTGCTCAGGCGACAGCTTTTTGATCCGCTCAAGGACACTCATCATTGTGCCCATGGCGTCCTTGCTCATTCCGCTCTGCACAGCCTTTGAGTCAAGGCCGACCATGGCCATGCCTTCCTGGAACTTCTTACTCTGCATGGTGGCTATGGAAAGCTCACGGACCATCGCCCTGGAAGCGCTCGCGGCGACTTCTGGTGCCGAACCCAGCGACAGGAACGTACTGCCCAGCGCTGCCGCCTTGCGGTAGTCGAGCTTGTCGGCTACGTCGCTCATGCGGGTCAGCGTTTCAATGATGTCGCCACCCTTGGAACGGGTGTTGTCGTCCAGGTAGTTGAGTGCATCACCCAACTCGGAGATGTTCTTGATGGGCACCTTGTACAAACCTGCGATCCGGCCCATGTCCTCGCCCACCTGTTCCGCCGGCAGGTCGAACGCCACTGCGGCGGTGGCCGATACCTTTGCCATGGTCAATAGGTTTTCTTTGCCCTGAATACCGGCTCGGGCCTGTGCTTCGACCAGGGCGGCGAACTCGGTGGTGGCAATGGGCATTTCGTTGCTGGCCGCTTTGATCGCGTCCGCAAACTCGTAATAGGTGGCTGTGAGTTTGCCGTTGTCGTCCCGCGCGCCGTCGACCTGCTTGGCTACGCCCATCATGGCGGTTTCGAAGTCGACGTATTCCTTTACCACGCCGATGATTGGGCGGCTGGCTGCGTACGCAACGCCCAAGCTGGAGCCCCCGGCCACGGCCGCGTTGCCCGCGAACTGCTTGCCTTTGTCGTAGCTGCCCCGGGCCATGGCCGCGCGCTTGTGCTGGGCGCTCAGCTCCGCCATGCGCTTGCCTTGCGTGCTGATGCTGGCGTTGGTGGCTGTGATCTGCTCGCGCAGCTGGCGTTCGTGGGCCACTAGATTTTTAGTGCTGATGCCGGCGTCATTGAGCTTTGACCGGAGGCCTTGCAGTTGAACGCTCTGCTGCTGATGTTGCTGCTTGAGCTTTGTGGCCTCGCGTACCGCTGACTGAAACTCGCGCGTCATTGCCCTGGTCGGCGCGCCGGTCGCGGCAAACTGCTGGCTGAGGGCTTTGACTTTATCGCGTGCGGCGGTGAGCGCGGTGCCGGTCTGATCGGCGGCGGCACGCTGAGCGCGCCAGGCGCTGACGTCTTTCTGCTGAGTGTTGAGTTCTTTCAGGCGGTCGCGTGCAGCCTTAAGCGCGCGGGCGGTCTCAAGGCTGCCGTTGTTGATTTGCTTCAACGGGCGGGTGGCTTTGTCGATGGCATCCAGCACCACCTGTAGCCGCAGATCATTTGCCATCGGTGGAACTCCGCACCCTGGCGCGCTCGCGCCAGTCCATCAGTTCTTGCAGGCCCAACTGATCCATGTCAGCCGGTGCCCAGTGAAAAACCACGGCCAGATCGGCCATGGCCTCCTCTACGCAACGAGGGATGCATCCGTCTTCGTCGATTTCTGTAGCAAAAAACCGGTGATCTTCGTGCTGAGCGCGACCAGGTCGGCGGGGTCCATGGACGTGACTTCAACGGTGGTGAGGGTTGGCGAGCTGATGCGCGGTAACACCTTGATCAAGCTGTTGACGTCCATCTGCAGCAGCTCGGCCAGGCTCACGCCGCGCAGCTCGCCCGAGTTGGGTTTGCGCAGGGTGATGCTCTCGATGGTGCTGGTGCCACGGCGGATCGGAGTGTCGAGGATGACGGTATTGTCGTCGGCCAGTTCGTGCACGTCGGTTTGTTCTGTATTTAAAGTTTCCATGGGAAAGCTCCTGGTGATGAAGGTATGCGGTTAGCGATTGAAGGGGTCAGAGGCCGATGGCCTTGCGCTGTTTTTCCAGCATGTCCACACCGCCGACCTTCTCGATGAAGTTGAGCAGGTCGATTTCGATGATGTCTTCGTTGTCGACAGTCAGCTTGTAGTAGGTGCATGTGGTGGTGATGGAGTGCTCGGTGTCTTCACCTGGCTGGGCATCGCCCATTTCGATAGTCTCGTGACGACCGCGCACGGAGATCTCCACAGCGCTGACTTCTCCGGTGTCGTCCTGCTCAAATGCACCTGAGAAGCGCAAAGCAATGCCCGAAGCGTTCACCGCAGCGAACTGCTTAAGAACGATCAGATCGAGGCCGCCGAGCTTCCATTCCAGCTGGATGCCGTCGTCGGAGAAGCCAAGGTCGGATTTCACCGGGCCGTTCATGCCACCGCCGCGATAGGCTTCCATCTTGCGGCCCAGCGCGGGGAGGGTGACGGTCTTGGCTTTGCCGGTATAGCTGCCACCGTCGTTAAACAGGTTCATGTTTTTGAGTTTGTGGGGCAGGGCCATGGCGGTGTTCTCCGGGGTTATGGCACGGGGTTAACTCCCCTTGCGGGGAGGCCAGGTTTAAGCGTTGACGGCAGCAGCGAACTGCATCAGGTAGCTGTCGGTGATGCGCTGGCGTAGGGTGAGGTCTTCCAAAGGCGGAACTGGCGTGTAGTCGTAATCGATCGTCAGCTTGCCGGCCTTGAGGGTGTCCTTGTCGTTGACATCTTCCGGGTACCAGGCGCTGCCGCCGATCAGGTAGCCCTGGGAAACTAACTCGCGGAACTTGGCGTTGATCCCGTTGATGATGTCTCTGACCAGGGAAGCGTGCATGGGCTTGTCCACGGCCCACATGTGCGCCTCGGCCATGGTGTCGGCTAGGATCTGCGCGGTACGGGTGTAGTTTTCAAAGGCGAACAGTGGGTCGTCGCTGCACGTACGGCTACCCCAGAAGCGGAAGCCGCCCTCGTTGATCAGGGTGGTGACCTCGTTGCTGTTGAGGTAGTTGGCATCGGTAGCGGGGTTTTGCAGATCCCAGAACACGTCGGCGCTGATGCCGGTAACACCGTTGACGGCGACGTTGGAAAGGGTCTTGTGCCAGCCGGTTTCCTGATCGATTTTCGCCCGCAGGCCCAGGGCACGGGCCACTGCCGAAGCTGTAACCGTTTTGTTGGTGACGGTGTCCCAACTTTGGAACTCCGGCCAGATCACCATGACTTCGCGGGCGCCGAAGTTCGCGCGGTAAGCGACCACCTCTTCCTTAGTTTTGCAGCCCCAGGCACTGACGTACGTAAAGGCGCGCAGGTCTTGGGCGACAGACACCAGGGCGGTGGCCACCGGCAAACTGTCGAGGCCTGGCACCCCGAGAAGGCGCGGCGTCATGCCCACTCGGGCCTTGGCGGCGAGCAGAGCCTTCATGCCGGTGTACTTACCGTCAGGGGTAGTGGTGCCGATCAAGGCACTGGTAGTGGTCGCTTCGTCGGCGCCTTCCTTGACCCGCACCACGATGGTGTAGGGCTTGGTCTGGTCGCCGATGGCTTTCAGGCTGGATGCCAGGGTGCCTTTGACGCCAGCTTTGCCGATGGCGGCTTGCACGCTAGTAAGCAGGACGGGCGTGTCCAGTGGGAACATAAGCGGGTCCGCATCCTCAGCCGTACAAACCAGGCCGATGACTGCGGTAGCAATGGTGCGAATGGGGCGGGTGCCATCGTTGAGTTCGATGACCCGCACGCCGTGGAGATAGTCTGAACCGGCCATGGGTGGTTGCCTGCGCTGTGATGGAATGACAGTGCACAGGCTGCCGCGCGCGCGGCAGTTCGGCGAGTGGTGGGCGTTGTAGGTGGACACGCTACAAGGCGCGCCACCGTTCAACGGTTCTTACTGAGCCTGCTCCTCAATCCAGGTGGGCGCGATAGGGCGATGTGTGCTATCCGGGAATTCCGGCGATTGCGGCCAGTCGCGCAGAGCTTGCATGAATATCAACAGCCCTTCGAATTGCTCGGCGGTGAGCGTTGTCGGCGCGCCAATTTCAAGCTGGTCGCGGTGCCGCTCACGCAGCCAGGCCGCCGACGTCAGTACTGCATCACGCCAAGCGCGTTCAGCCAGGGCCACGGCAGCGGGATCAACCGTCGGTTCGACCAGCTCCAGCGAACCATCCTCGGACACTTGCGCGAGCAGACCGCGCGATATCCCTGCCACAAGCTCCCGGCGCTGCGACTCGTTGACCGCAATCGCATCGGCGGGAATCTGCTTTTTACTATTGAGCGCAGTGTCGAAAAAACCGCGCTCTGAAGGGCTGTAAAACATTGCCATAGGTGTACCTCTTTATCGGCCAAGCGCCCACCAAGCGATGTCGCCTGTTGACTGGGTGTAGTTGTTCTGAACGCGGATCACAGACCTGGATACGTACCCTGCTCCAGGCGCAAAAGCTGCCCCGGTGATCATCGTCGTAAAGGCCATGCAGGCGCCCACCCACATGATTTCGGTCGGGAACGTCACGGAAAGAGACACGTCACGGCCTGGGCCTTGGGAGGTACCGCTGTTAGTCGCCTGCCCAACCCCGGCCGCTAGCCCCCATTGCAGAATCCAGCCGCCCAGCCAGGTTGGCATTGCGATGTAGCCATTGGCGCCAAGCACCCATGAAACACCAGCGCGCAGCTTTTTGGGCGTCACGGCTTTTGTGTCGTCGGTCCCGGCATTGACCTCCGGTTGCGTGGCAAGTTGTACAACGCCCAGTACGCCTTCTTTGGCGGCTTGCCACAACTCATCCAAGCGTGTGGCAAGAGTCAAAGGGCTGACTATCGTCGATGGGTCAGTACCGTTTTTGACTGCCGTCTGCGAAGCGAAACGAGCGATACCTGCAATGCTTGTTGTCGCCTGCACAACTTTGGCAGCGATTGCCTGCCAGACCCGCAGCGCCGTCATTGGTTTGGTTGTGTCAGAGCCCTGCTCGGCTTCCGTTTGGCTCGCAGCGATGATGCCGTAGCCAGATAATGTCGTCGGCAGGCCTGTCAATCCGGTAAAAGGTATGGAGCTCAGGCCTGCGCCGTTGCCGTAGATAGTGCCGGTGATTTGTACAGTGCCTTCCGATGTGACCCGGATACCCGGCCCGCTGGACCATGGATCAGTTCCAAGCCCCAGAAATGCAGTCTTGAACACACCATCAGCTCCGCCCCAAAAGCCAACGCCCCCCTTAATCGATCCAGGAGCCCCGGCGAACATTCCCAATCCCCATGAGGGCGAATTTCCCGGGGAAATGTAGAATCTGCTGTTCTCCGTCAGTTGGACATTGCCTTTAAGGGTACCTCCATCAATCGACAGTGCGTCTGTGATCCCGGCCGCAGCAAGCGTTGTCGGGGTGTCGGTGAGGCCATTCCAGGGAATGCCGCTCAACCCTGCGCCGTTACCAGTAATCGGTCCCGAGATGTACACGCCTTCCGCTTTTATCCTAATACCGTAGCCATATTCCCAAGGCGCGCTGCTGAGCCCCATGTAGACCGTATGTACAGCATCCCTTGTGCCCCAGGCGCCGAAGCCCGACAGGATCGCTCTCGATTCCCGGGATACCGCATGCAGACCTCCCGCCCAGCTGTCCGAGTCCGTCGCGACGGTTGTGATGCTGCGCGAATTAATCATATTGATCGTCCCGGTGACATCGCCGCCGGTATTACTCAGTGCGTCTGTGATGCTGTACCCGGCCAACGTTGTCGGGTTTGAACCCGCAACAACTATGCCCCGGCTGTTTATCTGTACCTTGGTGTATGTGCCAGGGGCTTTATTGGGGGGGAATATCGTGGTGATAGTGGAGTCGACATAGGCGCGAGTAGCCAACACGACGCTCGGGTCAATTTTCAACTCGATGTTGGCGGTGTTGCTTACGATCAGGTTCATACGGATGACCTGGGTCCGTCCGGAGCCCTGAGTCAGTAGGGGTTTGAAGCTCGGCGCACAGTTCGCCACAGCGACCAGATCACCCGCAGCATCGTAGAGCCCGATTTCTCGAATCCACCAGCCTCCGACATTTTCAGGAATAACCTGCTCGGCGATGATGATGTTGGCGTTTGCGGGGTCCACCTTCACCTGATTCAGCGGAGCCCGGCGGTTCTCGTGGATCAGTTTTGTTTGTTGCTCGCTAGGGATTGGATCGGCGCCGTTAGCATCGCCGACGCCCATCTGCGCGAAGGTCCAAGGAATACCCAAGGCGCTGGCATTGGCCTGTTTGGCTTTACCAACGGCAGTAAGAATGGCGAAAAACTGGCTGTTTTGGTCTGTCATGGGTAAATGTCCATGGTGTCGATATTGTGTTCACGACCACCCAGGCGGACGTAGCCGCTAACCTCGATGTCGCGTTGCGTTGGCGGGTACACGTCAATTTCATCGCCGTCGGTGACACAAGCGCCGACATAGACGCGGCCGGTGGTTTCTAAACTGATTGCTAAGCCGATCAGGTGACGGCTGACCGGCCGCGCGTCATCGATCAGCCAGGTCAGCTCCAGGTACATTTCTTCGGTGATACCGGTGTCCAGCACGCCGACCTTCAAGGCAAAGGTGCCGGGTACGCCCTCTGGCAAGGTCTGCCACCACTCCACCACCTCGATCAGGTAACCCAGCGGCTCAACCACCCGGCGCAGAGCGCCGATGGTCCCCTTGTGAGCGTGGATGTAGCGGGATGAACGAATGGCCGCGCGTTTGGTGGCCTCGGTCCAATTGCTGTCCCAGCGGTCGACGGAAAAGGCCCAGGCCAGGTAAGGCAGCAACGGCACCGGGCAGGTGTTCGGGTTGCACAGCTGTCGCAGTGGGATGGGTACCCGCTGAATTTGCGCGAGTGCCTGCGCAGCTTGGCGCTCAAGCGGTGTGGAGTTTCCGGGTAGCAGGTGCTGAGCGCCCATTATTCGGCACCCCGGGTGACGGTGACGCCAGTGCAGTAGGGCGCCTGGGCTTTGGTCGCGACGATGTCGACCCAGTTTTCCAGTTCAACCTTGCGCACGCCTTCGACATGCAACGCGGCGTGAACAGCCGACTCCGACACTTCCATTCCCAGGCGCCGACGTTGGCTGACATAGGTCAGCAAGCGCTGCTCAGCTGCCGCCAGAATCGGCTCAGACTCGGGACCACTGGTTAACAGGTACAGCTTGGCTTTGACCTGGTAGCGGATGATCTGCGCGCCCTGAACGGTGATGCGGTCAGCCACTGGGCGGCGGTCATCGTCGCTCAGGTGCGTCTTGACGATGGCGAGCAGGTCGGCCGGCGCCGTGCCATCACCCAAGAGCGATAGCACGGTGATCACCGCCACGGCAGGGGACGGGCTTTCAGCTGTGGCGTCTGCAACCCGGCCGTCCGCGCCTCGGGCATGGAAGATGTAACTGTTGCGTGGCCCGGCGGTGCTCAGCCCTTCCCAGGACATTTGTGCCCGCTCACGCAGACTGTCGTCACTCTCCATCAACCGCGCTAAGGGCGGGTTCGCCTGCGGATTGGCTTCCTGGACAACCAGACGCTTGACGTTGAAGTTGCCCGCCAGTTGGTCCAGATCGGCGTCTTTCGCCAGGGCCAGCAGGTTGGCAATCGACGCCTCGTTGACCCTCTGGCGCCAGATGGTTTCGCGGTAGACATTTTCTTGCAGCAGCTTGGTCAGTGGCTCCGATTCCATTTCGAGGCGTGCGGCAATCTCGGCCTGTTCCTCAATCGGCCACAGGCTGATCATGTAGGCCTTGCGTTCCGCCAGGATCAGTTCGTAGTCGATCTGCTCGACGATCTGCGGCGCCGGGAGCTGGCTGAGATCAATCGCGGCAAAGGAGTTCATACACTGCCTCCCAGTTGCAGCGGGATGCTCAGGCTGAACGACTCGTTGCTGTCGACGACACTGCCTTCCACGTCCAGCACGGACTGGCCTTGCAGATTGGCGCCGACGAACTGAATGCGGCTGAGGCTGATCCGTGGTTCCCAGCGCATCAACGCCATGACTGCGCCCGAGTACACCCGCAAGCGGGTGACGTCGTTGAATGGATGGTCCACCAGCTCGGGTAGCAGGCTGCCGTATTCGCGGCGCATCACGCGGGTGCCGATGCGGGTGGTGAGAATGTCGGTCATGCACTGGGCTATGTGGTCCAGCTCATCAATGGCAGCGCCGGTTTGTCGGTTCATTCTGGTTTCCCCGTCTTGCCGCTGCCTGGCATCACACCGCCGTGGGGGTGGTTCACCAAGCTGATGCCAGCGGCGACCACGTCTTCGGAGACGTCCACACGGCCGACCACATTCTGGTTGCCGGTTTGGTTGTAGTTGCCCTGGTGATTGATGGGGCCGATGATGTTGATCCCGCCCTTGCTGACCAGGCTGGTGGTGCCGCTGTCGGGCAATGTGGCATTCAGGTGGTGGGTGATACTGTCGTATTCAATCACCGCACCGTCGGCGTAGGTGCGGCGGTGCAGGCCGGCACGGTCGCCATTGGCCGGGATGTTGTCGCTGGGAATCCCGGCGATGACGAAGCCGTTGGCGAGCTGGCCGGATGGACTGAACAGGACCACTTGTTCGTCGACTGTGGGCGGGTCCCATTCCTGATCAGCGCCGGCGCGCAGGGTGACCCACGGCAGCCAGGCGGTGATCAATGTTCCGGTTTTAACCTGCACGCGTGGGGGCACCATCTGCACGGCGGCGATTACGCCGAAGCGGATGAGGTTTTCGAGCATGCGGGCGAGGGCGGCGAGATCGTTCATGGCGCCGATGGTGGCGCCACGCGCGTGGGAGTGCAGCACACTCGGATTGTAGGCGGGCTTTTTACAGGGGGCGGATTCAGTGGATAGGGCGTTTAGATTACATTGAATCGAGTGGACGTCCTTTAAACTCCCCTGAGCTGATCCATGCTTTAGTTTGATGCCCGCTTTCTGGGTCGACGTACCATGTTTCTCCCCAGATGTTTGTCAAATCCCACTCCAACGTTAAGTTCTGGCCTTTTTCGTAGTCTTCACACATCGTTGGAAGGATATGTTGGCGTTTTCTTATTTTGCCTGGCCCCATAAATTCAATGATTACCCCGGTGCCGATTACTTGGCAGTTGCATTGTTCATCAGCGTAAAGAGGAATTCCATGATGAAGTACAGTGAGTGTTTCATAGGGCAGCGCTTTAAGGGTGCGTAATAAGGTAATTCCCGAGTCGAGTGCGCTAATAATGTCTTCGTCGGTTGCCTCTCTGGTATGAACAATTTTATTTCTCACATCCATGAAAATTCTCATAGCATTTACAACATCGCCAGGCAGTCCGCCATACTGATGATTGAGTCTATCTACTGCCTCAACCGCCGAGATTTTTCGGAGAGGTTTCATCGCAGTCCCTATGCTGGCTAATGCTCGTCGTGCTGCGATTTCGATATATCCACCTAAAGTTATGAGCGCAACTCTAGGTGATCTAGATGCTTCATCTAGTACCTCCTTGATCTCGTCATGTTCAACGTTGTTGAGAACGTTGTTAATCGGTGGGGTATCAGTAGTAGCAAGTTTTGGCGTCGTTTCTTTTACGGTTTCAACAGAAACTCTTAAAGTTTCAATGGAGTCCGAGAGTTCTATCTCTTGACCGAGCATTTTGCCTTTTTTTATCCTTCGCAGTATCTCGGCGATCTCTTTTCTGAAAAGAAAAAGAGTTGTGAATCCAAGAATAGGCCAAAGAATTTGGGCTAAGGCTGAAATTAGTTTGATCACTGACTCCATGTGCAGCTCCTAGTGGGTAATTCCATTTTTGGGATTGTATAGGAGCCGAGTCTATGGTTGCCACGGATTCTCCGTTGTCAGATGGCCTAGTAAACGGTCTCGTATAAGATCGAGGTCAAATTCGGTGAACCCTAGCGTTTCACGCTGCGCATAGCGCACTTCGGGGGCGCCACGTTCTGCACGGTCTTTCAAACCATATTGGTGAACCCTGGCGATCCGGGCGACACGTCCGGTGAAGCCCACCGTCACAGTATTGCTATCACCACGGGCCTTCAGGTATTTCGTGTTTCTCAGTTTCTGAAACATCGCCAACTTCCGACGAACCCTTCCCTGTTTCCCTCTCAGGTCTCGGTGTTTGCGAGGGGAATACTTGCTCCCGTCTGGGTTTTCTTGCGCCATCACTCGCTTCTGCTGGCTGCGGCGAAGCTCTTGCCCGATGCTCCGTGCAAGTTTGCTTCGCTCCCCAGGCTCCAGCCGTGCCAGCAGCACCGCCGCCCAGGTCTCCAGTGCTTCCAGGTTACTGGCCATCAGGCACTATCCATTCACTGGCGTTGCCCTGTGCCCCAGGCTTCCAGTTCGGATCGAGATAGCCAGCCACTCGCTGCGGTTCATTCGGGTGTTTGACTGTGGTGTGGCCTTGGTCGTCGCTGCCCACGACCACCCGCTCTGTCAGCAGCAGGGTAATGCTGAGGTCCACTTTGTCCTTGTCGAGGATGTCGGCCTCGAACTGGATGCCGTCTTTGACCTTGTCGAGGTTTTCCAGCAGCTCGGACTGGTTGACGCTGAGCCAGCCCAGGATCGGTAGGATCACGCTGTCGGGGTGGCCGGCGAACTCGGTAAGTATGATCTGCAGGTCAAAGCTGTATTCAAATGACAGGGTACGAGCAGCGGTGCAACGAACCCTGCCGTTGTCGATGAAGATCAGCAGGCGGTCGGGGTTGTGCTTTAACTCCGCAACGGTGGCCAGCAGATGGGCGCGAAGGCTTTCGGGCTTATTCATGGATGGGCCTGCTGGTGCTTGTAGACCATGTCTACCTGGGCGGCGCAATCGGCCCATGCAGCTTCTGCGCGGTCCTCATCGGTCAACTGGTCACCGTTATTGCGCGGGCTGGTCGCCGGTAGTTGGCACGGCACCACGGCCGGACAGCCAGTCACGGTAAGCTGCGGCGCCGGTGAGGGCGGGGCGCTCGCGCAACCGGCGAGCAGCGTCAGGCAAAGGCTGAGCAGCCCAGTCGCGTAGTTCGGAGTTTTCACGTTTCAGGTCCTCTATGGTTCGCTCGCGTTTTGCCAGGCCTTGGCGCAGTTGATCCTGTTGGATGCGCAGGGTGCTCTGGGTGTCGCGCTCCTGTTTCAAAGTGGCGGTGAGAGTATTGGCGGTCGCCAGGTTGCGGTCGGCGTCTGCGCGTGCGGTCTTGGCCGCATCTCTCGCCAGCTCGGCTTTGCCTTCAGCGACATTAATGCGCTGTTGCTGACCCCAGATCAGCAGCGCCAGTGCACCGAGCAGGGCGAAGCCGTATAGGGCCTGGCGCAGGGTGCTCACGCGCGGTACCAGCCGAGTTTGTTCATCGCGTCGATGTTGAGCTGCTTGATGGGGCCGCGCACGATCACCGCTCTGGCACCGTTCATTATCTGAATGGACTCGGCCAGGAGCTGCATGTCCTCATGTTCGGACGACGCAGGCACCACCAGCACGTCACCGTCCTGCACCCGTAGTTTTTCTACCGCGTCGAAGTCGATCATGCCGCCACCCCTTGTCCGCACCCACAGCCGGCGTGCCGCTCGTAGGCACGCTGGAGCTTGGTGTCATAGAGATTTCGCAGATAGTCTGGTCCGTTGTAGAGCTTGGCGAACTCGGCCCATTTGCGCGCTTTCAGGGCCTTGTGTAGCGTCGGGTCGGTCTCGATGAAGCGGGTGAAAGCGTCGAACTGCTGTGATTCGCCGGCACTCATTGCCGCCACAAAGTCCTGCACACTGGCATAGCCGAGACGCTTCCAGTGGAACCCCATGATCTGGAAGGCGCCCCAGGAAGCCGACTCTAGGGCGGCGGTGTCGTCGATCAGTCGGGCCATGGCTAGGCGCTGGTGCTCGGCGGTACCACCGATGTATCCGCCGGGCTTCGGGTTGACCAGGGCGGGGTTGGCCGTGGCGAGCTGGTCGGCGTGCCGCTTGAGTTCGGCCGGGTCATCACTTGCGTTTCGAGCCTTGGCGAGCTGGCGGTACATGATGTGGCGTTCGAACAGAATTACCGGCTTGCCGTTGTCGAGGAAGCCCTTGCCCTTGGATTCCACTTCATTGACCGCGTAGATGCTCGCCAGCGGCACTCCGAGCCGTTCGGCAGCGGTCACCAGGTCATTGTTGCACAGCAGCTGGGCGCAGTCGCCGCCGGCAAGGCTGGTTTGCGTCTTGTTACCGGCTACACCATCTGCGACCAGACCGACTTTGACCTGGTAAGCGCGGACGGCGGCCTCGGTGGCGTCGCCGTAGTCACCATCCGGCACCAGGTTGGCACCGTGCTTGTTCAGGTTCTTTTGTAGCATCAGCACCGCTTGCGAGCGGTTACCGTGGCGAAGGGTGGTCATAGTTGCTCTACCTTTCGGTTGAAAAACCTCTTGGCCGCAGCGCGGGTGCCTTCAACGCCGAGCAGGCCGATTACCCCGCCGAAAAATGGCGCGGTGGAGGTCGGGATGCCCAGCAGCGCCAAGCCGTGGCTGGCGGCCAGTGCCAAAGATCCGCACAGCGGAGCCTCGACCACCATGCGGCGCAGGGTGCCGCCGCCGTACATGATCCGCAGGGCGGCGATGATCAGGGCGAGGACTCCGGCGTAAAGAGTCGGCCAGTTCTGTTCGAGCCAGGCGGCGAGCCAGGCCCAGGTGTCGGGACGGTCAGGCATGCGCTTCATTCCGTTGTCCAGGGTTGGTGGGTTCAAGGGCTTGGTGCTGCGGTGTCAGTCCCATAGGTTCACCATCTGCCGCTGGGGCGCGCTGGTTTGGACTTCGGGCATGTTGACGACAAGGCCTTGCGGCAGGATTGGGCCGTGGTCGGCCAGGCCTGGGTTCGCTTCAAGTACTGCCTCTGTGACGCCTGCAGTGCGGCCGTAGTGGCGCCAGCAGAGGGCGTCGACGGTGTCGTTCTGATTGGCGCGGACGGCGACAGGCATCAGATCAGCTCCACGGTGGTGCGGCTGATGCCGAGAAAGTCACGGACTGCCCAACGCAGATCGCGGCGGTAGTCGTCGATGGTCGAGGCTTTTTCTTCGGCTTTATCGTTGCCGGTGTTGGTCGCGCTGTAGTCGCGGTACCGCTCGCAAACTTCTGCGCCGGTACCGGCCTCGATCGCACGCCGGTACAGGTGGGCCTGGACCGATACATCGTTGATCTTGTCGTCAGGGACGTCGGCCAGCGTGGTGTAACCGGCAGCCAGTTGTTGGGCCTTCCACAACTTCAGCTCGCGATTGAGATTGATCGCTGCAGCGATGACGGCCGTTTCCAGGCGAGCGGGGGTGACGCTGTTGTCGATGCGTAGAGTGGCGCGGAGCTGCTCAAGGTCGATTGAGGGCCAGAACGGGTCGGTGTTGATGTGACCGCCGGTGACTGGGCCGCTGGCTACAAATGCGCTCATGGAACAGCACTCAAAAATGGGTCGCCGGTGGTCGGGGCTTCACGTTCAGGAGGAGCGGCCTGGCCGATCCGCCCCGAGCCGGCGGGGTGCGTGGGGACGCTCGGTTAGCTGCTGGGAGCAGCGAATTTCTTGAGGAGGCGCTCAACGCGCTCCAGATCCTTCTTGCCGCCGCAGCTGGTGTTCAGCTCGATGGCGCGGGCTAAGTGAGTTTTGGCGGACTCCAGAGTGCCGAGGGCGATCAGGCGGTTTTCTGCTGGATCCTCGTCGGAAATTTTCTCGGCATATGCCTTACCCAGTGCCAGGTGCAGCTTGGCCTTGGCCTGGTCAGGCATGTCCTCGTCACCTGCGATCTGCTCAGTGCGTAGCAGCAGGCCCAGATCAAAGGTTCCACCGGCCTTCTGCGCTTTCAGTGCCACTTCGGCGATTTCTTCTGCGACGATGGTGCCGGTGGTGCGTTCGAAGCGGTCAGGCATCAGCAGCGCGTGGTGGATCACGTATTCCGCAATGTCCAGGGCGCCAGCAAAGTCCGCGGCGTCCATGCGCCAGACCATCAATGTGGTCAGCACCTGGTCCTGGGCGCCTTTGCCTTCGGCGAGAACACCTTCCACATAGGGGACATACTCCGGCAGCAATTGCCGTTTCAGTTCCGCCTTGCCTTCGGTCGACTGCACCTGTTTCAGGCGCAGATAGTCCTGCTGGAGCTTCGCGAGGTGCAGCTCATAAACGGATGCGCCTTCCATAGTCATGGCTGGGCCTGCCACTGCAGCCGCTGCAACGGCTGCTGTGATGCGTTGGAAGTGACGGCGGCAAGGGTTGGTCATGATCGCCGGCCTCAGCTCAGGGTGATGTTTTCGGCCATGGCAGCGCAGCCCAGGTCTTCAATCACATAGCTTTCGTTGACTGATTCGAAGTTTTCGATGCGGTCGCGTTTGGCGTTGTCGACGACGGTGCGGCGGCGGGTGCCTTCCTGCCAGTACAGCGACAGGTTATCCAGGCGGGTCACCAGCAGGCCGTTGGCCGGGAAATGCGGTACACGAACGGCCGGCAGATTGCCGATACGCTTCTGGCTGGTGACGATATCCGCCGCGAGCATTTCGGTCGGTGCCTGGGTTTTGTTGATGATCGGGAAGTACTTGTCGGCCAACAACTGGCGACCGCAGATCACCACCAGGTCGGTGTCTTCCTGATACCAGGGCTCGATGAACTCGTTGACCATGCTCACGACCAGGGCGTCGATGTTTTCGAAGTCTTTGCCGTCGCCGATCTGGATCTTTCCGCTGCCGTCGACTACTTCGTGCAGTACGCGAGCCGCGTTCTCCTGACGCATTTTCTCCAGCCAGCCGATGTTGACGTCCTGCAAGAGTTGGTTGAGCGTCGGGTTGGAGGTCGCGGCACGACTGGTGCCGTTCCAACCGATCATGATCCGGTTGAGGGCCTGAGCCTTGATGATGGCGTCGCGAATGCGTGCCTGGAAGTCCTTGAACTTGGCCCACTGATCCAGCTTCTGGTAACGGATGCCGGTGTCGAAGTTGGTCTGGGTGCAGACGTACCCACGGTTGTCCAGTCCGCTCGGGTCGCGCGGCTCACGATCCTTCAGGGTGGTGTCGGTGGTGCTGGCGATGGTGCCGTCGATACCGATGCCGATTTTTTCACCGGACTGCTCGGACACGCCAAACACATTGATGGCGCTGAGGAAGGCGCTGGACTCCTGGATTCGGGTTTCCAGGGTCTGGGCCACGCTCGGTGCGGCGGTAAATTTGGTGGTGACGTCGCTCACGCCGTGCAGTTGCGCGAGTTGTTGCAGGTAGGCGTTGTACAGGACGCGGGTATCGTTACGCATGGTGTTCTCCGATGTTCCTTGGCGGGGTGTTGTCCGTGTGGTGGATCAGCAGTCGGTGACGAGCGCGCCGTCACCGCCCGTAGCCGGCGGGCGAACGGAGTACTGCGGTTTTTGGCCGGTGGTGTCCGGGGTTTTTTCGAGCTGGGTAACCAGTGCCGTGAAGTCGGCGGACAGCTTGTCGTGGGAGATCTGCAACTTTTCGCGGGCGGACTTTTCGGCGGCGAAGGTTTCGCCCTGGCTGGCGACATGCTCGGCCATGGCCTCGACGGCCTCGCCGAGTTCAGTGAATAGAGCGGCGTCCTTGCCTTCCTTGTCCTTGCTCTTGCCGAGAAGTTCGAGAACGCGGGTGAACAGGCCCGTGACTTTTCCGCTTTCGTCCTCAACTTCTTCGAATTCAAGTTCGATCTCGACAGCCTCGGAAAACAGGTTGCCAGGATCGCGCTTACGGGCTGCCAGTGGGTTCATATCCGGGTGTTGAGCGCTGAACGTCAGCATCTCGGTGCCCAGGCTCGCCGGGGTGTCGGTGACCGCGATGCCGTCCAGATAGGCCCGCCCAGTGTCGGCGAACTTCGGACGAATCTCGATGCTGGTGTACATTTTTTGCCGGGCCTTGTTCATCGTGATCAGGTCGGCGGTCGGTTCAATCCGTGCAAACAGGGCGAGCTTTTTGGCGCCGGCAATATCGACTTCTTCGGTCTTCAGTGCGACCACATCGCCGTAAGCACGGAATGGGCTATCGGGCAGCAGGCTGCGCATATGCTCGATCCACACCCGCGCACCGTAGGTGTTCTGGCTGTAGGTCTCGGCGGCATCGACCAGCCATTGCCGTTCGATCTGGCGACCGTCAGTGGTGGCGCCTTCGACGGCGACGCGGAAGAACTTGGAAAGCTGTTTTTTGCCTGGGTTGTCGGTTTTGCCGGCCATGCGTGAATCCTCAGAGCGGTGGCTGTGTGCCTTGGCGATGAGCGCATGTTGTTGAGCGCGAGCGCGACGAGCAACGAGGCGCTGTTGTAGATCGAGGGACTACAAGGACCGGAGCGAGAACTGTACGCGCGCGGGCGGCAGCATCTGCGCCATGAATGCCATCGTCGAATTGCCTACTGATCACCGCCGCCATGCCAAGCACCTGTATTGGCAGGGCTATCGCGTTTGCGAGATCGCCGAGCTGATAGGGGAGAAGGAAAAGACCCTGCACAGCTGGAAGGCCCGCGACGAATGGGACCGGGCGACACCTCTGGAGCGTATCCAGGCGGCGACCGAGGCCCGCCTGGTGCAGTTGATCCTCAAGGACCCCAAATCAGGATCGGACTACAAGGAAATTGACCTGCTGCACCGGCAGCTGGAGCGGCAGGCCCGCATTCAGCGCTTCAGCGACGGCGGTACTGAAACCGAGCTGAATCCTAATCTGGCCAAGCGCAACGAGGGGCCGAAGAAGGCGCCGAAGCGCAACGAGTTCGACGAAGAACATATCGAAAAGCTGACTGAGGCGTTCATTGATGGCTGTTTTGGTTATCAGCTGGATTGGTACAAGGCGGGTAACCAGCGGACCCGGGCGATCCTCAAGTCACGGCAGATCGGCGCGACATACTACTTCGCCCGCGAAGCGCTGATCGATGCGCTGACGACTGGTCGAAACCAGATCTTCCTGTCGGCCTCGAAAAACCAGGCGCATATCTTCAAGGCCTACATCCAGGCCTTTACCCGCGAGGTGGTGGGTGTAGAGCTGACGGGCGATCCGATCATTCTGGGGAATGGTGCGGAGCTGCACTTCCTAGGCACCAACGCCCGGACCGCGCAGGGCTACCATGGCAATTTCTACTTCGACGAATTCTTCTGGACGTTCAAGTTCAAGGAACTGAACAAGGTCGCCAGCGGCATGGCGATGCAGAAGCAGTACCGCCGGACCTATTTTTCGACGCCTTCCAGCATGGCGCACGAGGCCTACACGTTCTGGACGGGCGAGCGGTTCAACAAGGGCAAGCCGGCGGCGCAAAGGGTAAAAATCGACGTGTCCCACGACGCTCTGCAACAGGGGCGGCTTTGTGAAGACCGGGTCTGGCGGCAGATCGTCACCATCCTCGACGCGGAAGACCGTGGCTGCGACCTGTTCGACCTCGACGAGCTGCGCCAGGAGTACGACGCCGAGGCATTCCAGAACCTGCTGATGTGCCAGTTCATCGACGACGGGGCGAGCATTTTCCCGCTTGCGATGTTGCAGCCGTGCATGGTGGACAGTTGGGACCTTTGGGCCGAGGACTACAAGCCATTTGCCGCGCGGCCGTTCGGGGATAGGCAGGTCTGGGTTGGTTACGACCCTGCAGAGAATGGTGATAGCGCAGGGTTGGTGGTGATCGGCCCGCCCATGGTGCCTGGCGGCAAGTTCAGGTTGCTGGAGAAACACCAGTTCCGCGGCATGGACTTTGCCGCCCAGGCCGAAGCGATTCGCCAGGTCACCCGACGCTACTGGGTGACCTACATCGGGATCGATATCACCGGCATGGGTTCCGGCGTGGCGCAGCTGGTGAAGCAGTTCTTCCCGAACATCACCACGTTCAGCTACTCGCCCGAAGTCAAAACCCGCTTGGTGCTGAAGGCATACGACGTCATCAAAAACGGCCGGCTGGAGTTCGATGCAGGCTGGACGGATATGGCGCAGTCATTGATGGCTATCCGCAAAACAATCACCGCCTCCGGGCGCATGTTCACTTACACGGCCGGTCGCACAGACGAGACGGGCCATGCCGACCTGGCGTGGGCGCTGTTCCACGCACTGCACAACGAACCCCTTGAAGGGCAGACCACGGCGAATACCGGATTTATGGAGTCCTACTGATGAGCAGACGTAAGCGCGGAACCCAGCTGGCCACCGCTCAGCCACCCGTTGAAGGGGACTTGCTGCCGCCTGAGTCCGGGCCGGTTGAAGCGTTCACTTTCGGTGATCCCGCTCCCGTGCTGGATAGCCGGGAGATCCTCGACTACCTGGAGTGCTGGGCCAATGGGCGTTGGTTTGAAACACCGATGTCCATGGACGGCCTGGCGAAAACGACCCGTGCCAGCGTGTACCTACAGTCGGGGCTGAACTTCAAGCGCAACATGCTCGCCCGAACGTTCGTTCCTCACCGGCTGCTAAGCCGCCAGGCCTTTGAGCAGTTCGCCCTGGACTGGCTCTGGTGTGGCAACTGCTACCTGGAAAAGCGCAACAACATGCTCCGCAACACCATGGGCCTGTTGCCCCCACTGGCGAAGTACATGCGCCGGGGTGTGGACATGGAAACCTATTACCAGGTGCGTGGCTGGAAGGATGAGCACGAGTTTGCCCCCGGCTCGATCTGCCACCTGCGTGAGGCTGATATCAACCAAGAGATCTACGGCCTGCCGGAGTGGCTGGCAGCGCTGCAAAGTGCGCTGCTCAACGAGAGCGCCACGCTGTTCCGACGCAAGTACTACAACAACGGCAGCCACGCCGGTTTCATCCTGTACATGACCGACGCGGCGCAGAAGGAGGAGGACATCGACTCACTGCGCACCGCGCTGAAGAACTCGAAAGGGCCAGGCAACTTTCGCAACCTGTTCGTGTACGCGCCGGCCGGGAAGAAGGACGGCATTCAGCTCATCCCGGTGAGTGAGGTCGCTGCCAAGGACGAATTCAGCTCGATCAAGAACATCAGCCGCGACGACTTGCTCGCGGCGTTGCGCATTCCACCGCAGTTGATGGGCATCGTGCCGCAGAACGCGGGCGGTTTTGGATCGTTGCGGGAGGCTGCTGAGGTTTGGGCCGTTAACGAGCTGGAGCCGCTGCAGGCAAGGCTGGCCCAGGTAAACGAGTGGCTGGGTGAAGAGGTTGTCAGCTTCAAGGAGTTTGAGCTTCCAACGGGGGGGAAGTAGTACCCCCGCGCAGTAAACGAGGCGACGAGCTGGTGCGCTAACACCCGCTCGACGCTGAATCACTCGAACACGCCGAGTGCTCCAACCAAGGCCTCGCCCCACTGCGCAGGGGGTGCGAAGCCTAAGCGAATCCAATTGTCGAAACAAGGATCACTTATGAGCACACCAATAATCCCGTGGATGGGCGGCAAGCGTCGCCTGGCAGATCGTCTTATTCCGCTATTTCCGCCGCATGAATGTTACGTCGAGGTCTTTGCCGGCGGCGCCGCGCTTTACTTTATGCGGCCCCAGGCCGCGCCGGTCGAAGTCCTCAATGACATCAACGGCGATCTGGTGACGCTGTACCGCGTGGTGCAGAACCACCTGGAGGAGTTTGTGCGCCAGTTCAAGTGGGCGCTCAGCTCCCGCCAGGTGTTCGAATGGCAGAAGATGACCAGACCGGAAACGCTCACCGACATCCAGCGGGCTGCGCGGTTTTTCTACCTGCAGCACCATGCCTTCGCCGGCAAGGTCAGCGGGCAGACCTTCGGTACCGCAACCACTGGCCCTGCCATCAACTTGCTGCGGATCGAGGAGAACCTGTCTGCTGCTTGGCAGCGGTTGTCTGGCACCTATGTCGAGAACCTGAGCTGGCTTGAATGTGCTGAGCGCTACGACCGGCCGCACACCTTCCATTACATGGACCCGCCTTACTGGCAGACCGCCGGCTATGGCGTGGACTTCCCCTTTGAAAACTACGAGCGGATGGCCGAGTTTATGCGGCGTTGCAAGGGCAAGGTGATGGTGAGTATCAACGACCACCCTGATATTCGACGGGTGTTTGAGGGGTTTCACTTTGAAACTGTGGACATTCGGTACAGCACTACCAATCAGAGGCAGGGGAAGGCCGAGTTCAGCGGAGAGCTAGTGATCATGAATTGGGAGCCGAATGCTTTCGGGGGATTATTCTAAGCAACCATGAGGAAGCTCGGGCCTGCCTGCTGGGGGTTTGTCGAATTTCCTAATAGTCGTCTAGCGACTTTTGTGGCTATATGCGCTTAGAGATGGAAGGGAAGTATGCGGTGAGCGCCCCTGAATTTTACGCCAAAAGTCCTACTGATTTATCATATGGAAGGAACGAGTTTATGAAGCTTTTCGGGTTTAGCGCTCCAGATTATGCGAAATTTTGTGATCCGAAATACAATATTAAGTCAGGTTGCAATACAGTGCGGCTCGGGACTTTATATGGGTATAGAACGATTGAGAATGAAAAGCTCAGGGATGAGGGAGAGGGGACGTTTTCATATTCGCTAAATTTTCCCGATTATGTTGCGCCATCTCCTCAGTGGCTATCCGCTTTTGAGGTGGAGGGAGGAGGTGTTGCTGAGATAGGCGATATACGGATTGTTAACGGGCGTGTGGAAGTTAAAAGCGTCAGCTTAAGTGGTTCGACGCATAACTGCTGGATTTATTGTATTTCTAAAAGTAGCGAAAGTGCGGGAAGCGTTACTGATACTCATGAAGATAAATGGACTATAGCGGCTGAAAAGCTGGCCGCCTTTGCAAATCATCTTGGGGCCATATTGTGGAGTGAGTTAACTGTTCGGGATCTACCCGATGATTTGACAGGTAAGTATGGTCTTCAAGAGATTCAGCAACGATTAGGCTTGTTTATTGAGACGAGAGATATTGAGTATGTTGACCGGTTTGTTGTTATTGGGGGGGAGGAAGAATTACAGGTTTCACACGTTGAGACGCTAAGGGATAGAGTTGCATTTATAAAGCCTGAAGTATTCAAGGATGAGCAGGAAGTCCGTATTGCTTATTGGCTAACCTTTGATGGCAAGAAAATATCAATCGTTGACAATCCTAAGTATATTAGCCTTCGCCCCATAGATAAGTTACTTTAAATACTTCCGTACTCCGGGTAAGTGATCAATGTGCTGCCGATGGCGGAGAACCTCTTTGCGGATTGCCGGTGACTTTCCGCGATAGGTTGTCCAGAGGTAAGTTTGGTGGACGTCGGCACTGGGCGGGCAGTCTTAGGGTATTGGTTGAATCAAATCGGGCTCCTTGTTTCTCACGTTGCCCACGGCGGCGCTGACCTTGAACCATTCAAAGGCCTCGGCCGGCTCGCCCTGGTGCAGCACCATCTGCTCGGCACGCTCTTTCGGCGTTGCCGGGTCAAGCCATTCACGAGCAAGATCCGGCGCCAGTACCACGGGCCTTCGGTCGTGGATGTCCACCATGCCGCCGGCACTGTCGGCAGTGATGATCACAAAGCCTTCATGCTCGTCCGGCCCTTCATCGGCGTCAGGTAGTTGGCCGATGGCCGCGCACAGCACTGGCGCGCCATCCCGCCGCCGGATCAGGTAGGGCTGCTTCTTCGGTCCGGCTTCGTCGACCCACTCAAACCAGTTGTCGATGGGCGTGATTGCCCGGTGCGGCCAGATCGCGCGGAAGAAGGGGCCGTGGGCCACCTTCTCGACGCGGGCATTGATCGGCGCGGCGCGATCCTTGGCCCAGTGCGGCCGCCATCCCCAGCGCACCAGGTCGGCGCGCAGCATGTCGCCCTGCAGGTGGAGCAGGGCGACTTGGGTTGTCGGGGCGACGTTGTAGCGCTCGAGTGGCAATTCACCGACCGAGTTCGCGAGGGCGTTGGGCATGCTCAGCGCCGCAACGAAGTCGTGGATGCCGCTGTACTGGGAAAGTCTTCCGCACATGGTTGGGCCCTCAATCTGAAACCTGAGCTTAGACGATGGTTTTTGGTCGAGTGACGAGGCTATCGAGCAGCTCTTTCAGCTGATCCGCGCGTTTCTTGTCAGCTCTTGATGAGGTCGTCAGATCGTTGATCTGTTTGCGCATGGCGGCGGCTTCAGTACTTCTCTCGGTGAGGTATCCCCGGAACTGCGTCTTGACTGCCTCGGCCTCAGCCAGCATCTGCACCAAGCCATGAATGTCCTCCCTCGCTTTGCGCAGCTGCAGGTTCAGTTCCTGGATCTCATTCTCCAGTAGGCGGGCGTGCTGTTTGTGCATTTCGAGAGGCGTGGGGATGCCAAGCCACCCGCAGGTTTCTTCGTCGATGTTCATGGGGTGTAGCTCCGAATGCTGTATGTGCATACAGTAATCGAGGTTGACAGGTTGTGGGACTTTGGGCGACGAGCTGTAGGAGGTTGGGCCAGTGGCGCAATTCGGGGAGTTGACGTGCTACATGTGGGGCTGTGACGTGCTTCATCACCTGGCGCGCGCCGTCGTCCCCCCACCACGCCTGCGGGCTAAATGGGTGGTTTTTTCTGCGGCCCTGCGGACATCTCAACGCGGCACCGACTGGGGGGCTGCTCGGGGTTGTAGGGTGGTCAAAAGCCTGCGGAACCCTGCACCGAGAGGGTATTTCGTTGAAGGCGTCTAGAGGCTCTGCTGTTGAGGGGGAGGGGGGAGGTATCAAAAAGAGTAATTTCAGTAATCTCCCCACAGAAACGGTCTGGAGGCCACTTATTCCGTGGGGGTTGAGATTACAAAAAGGAGTAACAGAGAAGTAATGGAAAAGGTAATTTTCTGTCAACCTATTGATTTTAAAGGTTTTTATAAAAGTAGGGAATTACATTTATAAAGAGTAATCAGATTACTTCAATATTACTTAAAAATTACCTTTTGCTCTAAAAATAAAATCATTTGATTTCAACGGCTTGAGCGTAAAAAACGGTCAAGATTACTTATGTTACTCTTTTTTTTGCCCCCCTCCAGACCCCAAACGTCAGGTCCCTATACGCGTGATGCGCACGCGTATAGAGGTGCACGCAGATGCTTGTGGGGATTGCCGTGAGAATTCTTCTCGCGACTGGTACCGCTGGATCGCTGGTATTCGTGAGTCTCTGCTAAGAGATCTAGGGGGGACTATCGAATTCATGATTCTGGCTTTGTTTTGTTGTCTATTTCAAAATTGACGCTGTGCTGTAGCGAATATCACTCGTTCAGCAAAGAATTTAACAATAGGTATATACCTAACTACTAAATCCTCAGATTCGGAAAGCGGTAGGAAGCAATCTTCTCTCGAGTATCTATCACTCGAGTGTACGAGCGCGTTTCGAATGTGTTTTATTATTGCGGAAGCACTATTTAAAGCATGCCCCTTTTCTAGGTTGAATGAGAATTTTTCGCCAAAAATTGGCTGTTTAAATTTTGTGAAGATATTGTCACCGGCAGATTTTTCTACGCTCGTCACGAATTCGACAAACTCTTCTTCTGCAACATACTTTCTTAACACTGCAAGAAGCATCTCCTTTTCACTCGACGTGTTGTCGTTTCGCTTGATTGCCGCTAATAGACGAGTAACATTTTCGTAAGTGGATCGAAAATCAGGATTGTTTAACTGGGTGCAAACAGCGTTGAATAATGACTCGTCAGCTACTCTAAGGAAGTGGAATTCAAGAATATGGTAATAGGCAATGAAAGCCTGACTTGGAAATTGACTGCTTTTCGCTACCTTATAGAAGGTCACCGCGGCATCATCATAGCTAGCTCGCGGTATCTCTAAGGGCTCATCACTCTTATCGCCTGCCTGAGGATAATTCAATCTTTTTGATTTTATTTCATGGCTTAATTCCCAGCTCTCGTCTTTTTTATAGACTAAGGAGAATAAGCAGGCTTTGATAGGTTGTATTGAAATATCGTAAATGCTTTGATTGGTTGGCTTTCGCTTTGCAGAATATTTTATAGTGTGAAGTCTAAATAGTAGTTCATCAAATCTAATGGGAAGTTGTTTTCTTACTCCCGCTCTTCTTGATAAGCGACCAGTCAATCTTTGCTTTATTATGTCAAATGCATCTTCGTATCGCTTTGATTCGAAGTAGGCAAGTAAATAATTTTGAGTGGCTAGACTAAGTTCTACTGTATTCCCTTTGATGTCATTGAATTTATGTTCAACCTGGTAGTAAAAACCAGGATCAAGCCTTGCGACAAGAAGCTCTACCGATCGATTGGATGTTAGCATTCTCCGTTCAACGTCAAAATTAAACTGTCTTGCTTTGTAAAAGGACGTGATGGAGTTTTCCCATTCCTCATCGAATTTTATTGTTGTCTCCGTGTCATCTAGCTTTAACACTATGCATTTTTTATCGATTTCGGCCGAACAGCCCAGACTAATTAATCGATTAGCGATATTTTCGAGACTCATGCAGGTCATCCTTGGGTAAAGCGGTCAAGCATAGCAGTGTGCCACTGGCGCCGGCTATTAAAGGCCGGGCCTTCGTTTCTGGAAGAGTAGTGGTACGAAAAAGGTACGAGGTTTTCTGAGTAGCTCTAGAAAGCTTGATCTACAAGGGCTGTAGGATTAGTAGTTCCAATCCATCACCGAAAAGGCTGATGTTTTTCGCTCATGACCGGCAGCAGTCGACCCAAAGCGGACAAATGGGATCGGCACTATGGGACGGGATAAAACCTGTGCAACGGCCGGACGCAGAGCGTCCAGAGCGGCATACCCACGCAGAGCGTGGGAGCGATCATCAAGGCTTGACCACAGGAATCTCGGGAAACAGAAATCCGTCGTCCACTCTTTTTTGGGTGAAGTCGTTGCCGCTGTCTTGCGCCTTGCTGCGGTACGTAGTGGCGGTTAATTCAATGATTTCGTACGCATCATTAAGGTAAGGGTTTCCTGGAGTGGCGAAAGTGGTCTGCCCCCCCACGTGCCTCCCGGTGGTGATGGTGAAGAAGATCTTGCCTGACACTCCCCATAGGCCGAATTCCTTTTGCTCAATCCATTGGCCGGATTTGTCGGTCACGCGAAACTTCACAGCGAAGACGCCATCAGCGCGAAGCTCAGCCAGTTGCTGTGTACGTTTACCGTCGAGGGTTGTAGCTTCGCCGTACCACTTACCGATCAACAGGGCGTGTTGCTGTCCCTGAAGTGTCGCGAGGGGTTTTACGCTATGGACAAGCGGTTGTTGAGCGCAGCCGAACAGACATGCGAGGGCAAGCGCTAAAGCTAAAGTTTTGAACAC